GGCGATCCAGCACAGCTCCCGCCGGTAAGGGGCGGTGGCTTCTTCACGCAGGGCGAGCCAGACGTCATGCTAACAGAGATCCACCGCCAGGCGAGGGACAATCCCATCATCGAACTAGCGACCCGCGTGCGCACCGGCCATCGCCTGCAGCCCGGGCGTTACGGGGACAGTGAGGTGGCCCTCCGGCGAACCAGCCCAGACGAGGCCCTCGCCCACGACCAGATACTGGTGGGGATGAACCGCACACGGAAGTCGATCAACCGNCGCGTGCGCACTCTCCAGGGCCGCGAGGGCGACTGGCCACTTGCCGGTGAGCGGCTTGTGTGCCTGCGAAACGACCGCGAGCTAGGCCTGCTCAACGGCATGATCTGCGAGGCCGTAGAGGACTACGAGGACAACGGCGATTGCGTCAACCTCGTTGTCCGAGCGGAAGAGGGCGAAACGGTGGCGGTCGCGGCCCACAAGGAATGCTTCTGGGGCGACCCCGAGCGCATCCCCTACTTTGAGCGCCGTCAGGCCCACGAGTTTGATTATGGCTACGCGCTCACCGTCCACAAGTCTCAGGGCTCGCAGTGGGGCTCGGTGATGGTGTTCGATGAGTGGCCCCGACCCGAGACTTGGCAGCGGTGGATGTACACCGCGATCACCCGCGCCCAGGACCGGGTGACGATCATCAGGAGCTAGGATGTCTATCGAGGAGGGGCTGAGAGAGGCGTCCCGCCTCCTCGGCCAGTCAACCTACCGCATCCAGTGGATGCTGTCAGCCCGGCGGCTCCGGCGTGAGTCGCTGGAGGAGGCTGCCCGCCGTGCCCAGCAGGCGGCCGATGTCATTCAGGGCATCTTGCGGCGCACCGAGGAGAGGAACAATGCGCAACAGGGTGAGTGACATGGGACCCAAAGTCGAGGCGTGTGAGCAGGTCCACGCAATGAAGTACCGGCAGCCGGGCGAGACCTTCCGGGACGCAATGAACCGGGTGGCCGGCGCCCTGCAGGATAGTCCGGAGCACTATCATGCGTTCCGCGACATCCTGCTGGACATGCGGTTCATGCCCGCCGGCCGCATCCAGGCCGCCATGGGCTCGTCCCGCGAGGTGACGCCGTACAACTGCTACGTGTCCGGTACGATCCCGGACAGCTTCACGGCCCGTGACAACCCCGAGCAGTCCTCAATCATGGACCGCGCCTGGGAGGCCGCCCAGACCATGAGGATGGGCGGGGGTATTGGCTACGACTTCAGCACGCTCCGGCCGCGCGGGGCGCTCATCAAGAAGCTGTCCAGTCACTCCTCGGGGCCGCTCAGCTTCATGAGGATCTTCAACGAGATTTGCCTGTGTACCTCGTCGGCCGGCCATCGCCGGGGCGCCCAGATGGGCGTGCTGCGGGTGGACCATCCCGACATCCTGGAGTTCATTACCGCCAAGCATGACAACGTGACGCTGACCGGCTTCAACATCTCCGTGGGCGTCACCGACGAGTTCATGGAGGCCCTGGCCCGCAAGGGCACGTTCAAGCTGCGCTTCGGCGGCGAGGTGTATCGTGAGATCGACGCTGAGGAGCTGTGGGAGCGGTTGATGCAGTCCACTTGGGACTGGGCCGAGCCGGGCGTGCTCTTCATCGACACCATCAACAAGACCAACAACCTATACTACTGCGAGACCATCGCCGCGACCAATCCCTGCGGTGAGCAGCCCCTGCCGCCCTTCGGCGCCTGCCTGTTGGGCTCGTTCAATCTGGTCAAGTACCTGACCCGACGGGTCATCCCATTCGGTGGGCCGACGCGCGGCGGATCCATTGGCTACGACTTTGACTTTGACCAGCTGGCCGAGGACATCCCCCACGTCGTGCGGGCCCTCGACAACGTGGTGGACCGGGCCCGCTATCCCCTCCCCCAGCAGGAGCGCGAGGCCAAGTCCAAGCGCCGAATGGGTCTGGGCGTTACGGCTCTGGCCAACTGCGCCGAGGTCATGGGAATGCCCTACGGATCGCCGGCCTTCCTGGCCTTCGAGGAGCGTCTGCTGAGCTTCATCGCCAACCATGCCTACCGCGCGAGCGCCCAGCTCGCCCGCGAGAAGGGTGCGTTTGAGCTCTATGATGAGGAGCGCTACCTGGCCGGCGCCTTTATCAATCGCCTCGATGATGAGACGCGGGAGCTCATCCGCCGCCACGGCATCCGCAACTCACACCTGACGTCAATCGCCCCGACAGGCACCATCTCGTTCACGGCGGACAACGTCTCTAGCGGCATCGAACCGATGTTCTCTGAGTGGACGCAGCGCCCGGTGAACACGCCGGATGGCCAGATGATCGTGGACATCCAGGACTACGCCGCCCGGGAGCACGGCGTTGTTGGGAAGGCCTGCGAAGAGGTGACAGCCGAGGAGCATGTGTCGGTGCTCACCACCGCCGCCCGTTGGGTGGACAGCGCGGTGAGCAAGACGATCAACATGGATGGGCGCATGCCCTGGGCCGAGTTCAAGGATATCTACCGCCGCGCCTGGGAGGGGGGCGCGAAGGGCTGCACGACCTTTAACAAGGACGGCCGCCGCTTCGCCCTGCTGACCTCCTCCAACGGTACCAAGGCTCAGTCTCAGGAGCCCTCGCAGTGCACCATTGACCCGGAGACGGGACGCCGGGAGTGCGCCTGATCCTCGGGGGAGAGGTGCCGGGACCGGCGGGCGGGCTTGACTGCCCGCCGGTCTCTTACTCCCCGGGGAGTGTCGGGACGCGGGCGTCGCGCGGCGGCTCCGAGGACAGCGAATAAAGTTAATGAGAACAGCGTCTGACGACTAGACGGCTGCTGCACCCGCGCTATACTCGTCGGGTAAAGATGGGAAGGGAGATGGGTCTATGGGGGCCTTCACCACGAGAGAAGAATGGCTGCGAGCCGCAGTCACCAAGCTGGAAGTTCATCTGGTCGAGAAGGCTGGTCACAGGATGCCCGAGAAGTGGGCGGTGACCTGCGGGTGGCCGCTGGGCTCGCGGAAAGCAATCGGTCAGTGTTTCGATCCGAAGACGAGCCGGGCCGGCGTCACTGAGATGTTCATCTCGCCCGAGCTGGACGACCCGGTGCGCGTGCTGGACGTGCTGCTCCACGAGATGGTACACGCCGCCGTCGGCTGCGAGCACAAGCACGGGCGCGTCTTCGCGCGGGCCGCGCGTGCGTGCGGACTAGAGGGGCCGCTGACCGCCACCACAGCCGGGGATGCGCTCCGGGAGGTGCTGGAGCGGATCGCCGCCGATCTGGGAGAGTATCCACATTCGGCAGTAGACAAGCTATTCGGGCCGAAGAAGAATAAGGGCGGGCAGTGGCCGACCTACATCAGCCCGGTTGACCCCACCTACCGCGTCCAGGTCCGCACGTCTGCTCTGGAGGAGCACGGGCCGCCGATCTGCCCCATCTCGGGCGACATGATGGTCCCAAGTCAAGGACGGAACCGATGAGCCGCCAATCTATCTGCGTCACCACCCCCGTTGAGGACTACCGCGAGCAGTTCGGGCTCCTCGTCAAGCGCGAGGACCTGAGCTGCCCGCCGCCGGGGCCGCCGTTCTCCAAGACGCGAGGGGTGTTCGCCCACATCGTCGCGCGACCCGAGCGTGTCATTGGCGTGCTGGACACCTACCATTCCCAGGGCGGTTGGGCAGTCGCCCACGCATGTCGCGTCCTGGGGAAGACGTGCGTCAACTACTATNCACGCTACAAGGCTGACGGCAACGAGCTGCGGCCGCAGCAGACTCACTCGATGTCTCTAGGGGCGCATCTGCGCCCCCTCCCGGCCGGCCGCAGCGCGATCCTCTACCACCAAGCCAAGAAGGAGCTGGTGCGGGAGTTCGGCCCCGATGTCTACATGATGCCGAACGCGCTTAAGCTGCCCGAGACCGTGAGCGAGACGGCGGCCGAGCTGCAGGACAACGATACCGTCAGGGCTGTCATGCTATCGACAGCGATCCTGGTGCCCGCTTCGAGCGCCACCATCGCCGCTGGCGTGGTGAGCGGGCTGCTCAGCCTGCATCGGGACATGCTGGCCTGGAAGGGTGACGTGATCATCCACCTCGGCTACAGCCGATCCGAGATCGAGGTGTTGCGCTACATCACCCAACACGTCGGCTTGAGTCCGGCCGCGCTGGCCGAGAACTTCGGCATCAGGCTAGACATCGTCAACGAGGGCTACGCCTACAAGGACCGGGCTCGACCCGGCCCGGATGTGCCCTGGCCGTGCAATGAGTACTATGATCTCAAGACCGTCAGGTGGTGGCTCCGGCAGCGCGAGCAGCGCACGGAGTTCGCCACCCAGCACGAGGGCCGCGCCCTCCTCTGGAACGTGGGGTGAGCCATGGCAAGGATGACCGATAAGACCCCGTACCACAGCCGGCCCGCCAAAGAGCGCGCGAGGGAGGCCGCCTGCATGCGACACGTCCTCGCGGGGGCGGAGGCGCCCGACGTGATCGTTGAGTCATTCGGCGGCATCGGCATGACGGCGCAGATCATGAGGGACTTCTGGCCTGGGGCCAGCATCTACTCATCGGACCTGGACACCGCCTGCGCCCAGGAGTGGAACGCGAAGTTGCAGACGCAAAACCCGCTCCGGTACTGCGACAATGACGACGCGCTCAGCGTGCTCCAGAAGCTGGCGCCCACGATACAGCCGCCGCGGAAGGTCGGCGTGTCCCTCGACTTCAACCGGCTCACCCTCCTCGACCTGGAGAAGGGACGGGAGGACGACTGGCGCCTGGAGCTCATCGGCGAGGTGCTGGAGCTGCGTCCCAGCTGGATCCAGGTCACGGACAGCGCCTGCTCCAAGCTGCACCTCAACTGGCGGAGCTACGGTCTGGAGCGGCCCGGCTTCATCGACTACATCAACAAGCTTGACGAGTGGTGGCAACAGCGGACCAAGTACAAGATGGTGGCCGTCGCGCGACACCACGCGGCGTCCTACTACCGCCTGGAGGCGCTGACGCATGGCGAGTGCCTGCGGCCCTGGCTGTTGCACTATGACGGTCAGGAGACCGGAGTGACCGTCTATGGGAGGCAGTCATGAGCAACGTCTTCCCCAACGATCTGGTTGCCGCCCTCGATGCCACCGGCCGCAGCTGGCGCCTGACGCGCTTTGAATTCTGCTCGCCGCGCCGGTGGGAGGGGATGGTGTGGGAGCGCGACGACAGACACGAGCCCGGCGACAAGGTCGCAATATTTGAACACGAGGACCTTGTGGTTGTCATGAGGATGCTTCTCCTCCTGGCCGACTTTGACGAGCGGCTTGGCCGCTGGCCGGGGGCCGAGGAGAGGGAGGCGCTCCTCCGCGTCGCCACGTCTGACGAGGAGCCCGTTGATGCCTGAGCTTGTTCGAGACCAGAGGGGTCAAGTCCCCGCCTACGTCATAGACGGCCACGAGCTGCGCCACCAACCAACAGGGTTGTGCGTGCGGCTGCCAAGCAGGTCCGCCGCCGACGTGCGTCGGGCTCAACTGCAGCTCATGAGACTGATCAAGAGGACCCGACATGACTGATTCCCGCGAGCCCATCCTTCAGTTCTTTGAGTTCGATCACCTGCCGTCCCCGCTCCAGGACGTGAGCCGACCCTTCGCGCGTTTGGCGGCCCGCATCGTTGACACCCTACCGCGCAACCCCGAGCGCTCAACCGCCCTGCGCAAGCTGCTGGAGGCAAAGGACGCGGCGGTGCGTGCGGCTATCTTCCAGGAGGACAACTGACATGGATCACGCAGCTTGGCTCAACCGCGACGACGGCGAGGACGCGCAGAAGGCTTACCAGTACTTCATGCGGCCCGACCCCGAGCAGCGTGAGTTCGTCGGCCCGGCGCAGGAGGAGTACGACCCGCTCACCGGCCGCGTCGCCAAGTTCCGCATCGCCCGCGTCGGCATGGTGAGGAACGCGCCAGAGGACATGATGATTGAACGGAAGGTATACGTGGGCTTCGACGGCAAGCCCACGCTTCCGCACATCCGGCTGGAGAAGGGCAAGGACCTGCAGGGCTGGTATCAGCCCAAGCACAACGACAAGCAGGGCTCCCGTCCGCGCCCGTGCTTCACAGACGCGATCCTGACTGAGCCCTACGGCGGCTATTGCACCGTGGGCTGCGCCTTCTGCTACGTCAATAGCGGCTTCCGGGGCTACCGGGGCAGCGGCCTCATCAGCGTGCCGGTCAACTACGGCGACCACGTCCGAAAGCAGCTGTCCGGCATGCGCACGAGCGCCGCCGGCTACTTCTCCAGCTTCACTGATCCATTCCTGCCGCTGGAGGACATTTATCACAACACGCAGGCCGGAGCCACGGCCTTCGTCGAGAACGGTCTGCCGATCTTCTTCTTGAGCAGGCTCCACTATCCCGGCTGGGCCATCGACCTGTTGAAGAAGAACAAGTACAGCTATGCCCAGAAGTCGCTCAACACAGGCGACGACGAGGACTGGCAGAAGCTGTCGCCCGGCGCTATCCCCCTGCAGGAGCATCTGGACGAGATCGCCGAGCTGAGGCGCCAGGGTATCTACACGTCCATTCAGGTCAACCCGGTTGTGGCGGGCATCACCACCCACGACGACATCCGGCGGCTGTTCGAGCGGCTGGCCGCCGTCGGCAACAACCACGTGATCGTCAAGTTCGTGGAAGCCGGCCATTCCTGGGCCGGAACGATGGTCGAGCGCATGAAGAAGCGTTTCGGCGACAACCGTGCGGCCATGTTCGAGGCCCTGTTCCAGGAGAACAGCGGGGGCGCCCAGAAGACCATCGTAGAGGAGTACCGGCTGGAGGCCCATCGTCTCTACCAATCCTGGGCCACCGAGCTGGGCATGACCTACGCGACGTGCTATGAGTACGCCAAGCGCGACGGCCGATGGGTGAGCATTGGGGGCGACTTCCTGACCGCCGACCAGTGCCATGGCCACCGGGTCCCGATGTTCACCCGCCGGGAGCTAGATCAGCCTTTCCGCGAGGTTGAGGAGTGCCCGCCGACGGGGTGTCTCGCCTGCGCCGATAACAACGGCGGGAAGCCGCGCTGCGGCTCCGAGCTGTTCGGACAGGCAAAGGCGCTCCGGCTGCCGGACCTGCGGGAGGCGGTGAGATGACCCTCTGGGACATCGTCTGCATCGTCATCGGTCGCACCATCGTGATCATCCTGGCTGCGACCGTGCTGATGCTGCTCATGACGGCCGCGCTGGGTGTGGGCAGTCTGCTCCAGTGGGCGCTGGCGTCGATGGGCCTGCAGCCCGAGGCGGCCGAGGCTCTTGCCCGGGTGAGCCTTTTCCTCGTGGGGTTGCTCTTCGGGACGATGTTCCTCAAGTACGGACGGGAGTGACGACATGAGTCAACATAAGCGCGACCTGTACATGTTCATCGCGGCCTGTCTAACAATCATCCTGGTGGTGCTCATCGGCGCCGTGACGGAAGCGAAGTCCCACGATCATCGGTGTGACTTCGGGAGCCAGCTCCAGTGCCTCTACGTCCCGCCGGGCTCAATGTAGGAAGGGAGAGACCAATGGATATCAGGACGTTCGGAACACAGCTCATCAGGACCGAGGACCTGGACCCGGTGTATTCTATGTTAGCGGGCGCCACGGGCCGTTATACGCGCGAGCCGGTGGACGCGGCGGCTGCGCCCCCGCCCAGGTACATCACTCAGGATGAGCTGTGTCGCTTCCTCGTCGCCTATTGGTGCTTTTACCATTGCGGAGCATCGGCCTACATCGCGGCGGCCAGCGGGCGGACCTTCTGGCGGATGATGGAGATTGCTGCCGCCAACGAGCTGCCCGCTCCGACCGGCGGACGATGGCCGAGGGCGCACGAGCGCCGGCACTTCCGGGGCCAGAAGGCTGTCGACGCGGTGCGCTGGCTGGCGGACATGTGGCCCCGGCCCGAGGACCTGGTTTTGCACCTCACGGAGGGAAGTGCCGCGCTTGACGACGTGTTGGCCAAGATCAAGCGTCTGCCGCAGTTCGGCCCGTGGATCGGCTTCAAGATCGCCGACATGCTGGAGCGCGTTCTGGGCAGCAGGATCGTTTTCCCACCCGACCTTGGCATCATGTACCGCGAGCCAGCGGCGGCTCTGGACATCCTCTCGTCGGAGGACGGCCGGCGGGGTGATGCCCACTGGAACGATCTTCTGGGCTACTTTCGCCAGTTCAAGGCGCCCCCGACGTTCGACCGGCCGTGCGGACCACAGGAGGTTGAGACAATCCTGTGTAAGTGGAAGTCGATGCGCGGTGGCCACTACTATGTCGGAAAGGACATCCGCGAGATCGACGTGGGACTGCAGGTCTGGGGGAACACGGCGCCGCTCGTCAACGTTCTGAGGCTCCACCTGCCGCCCGTTCCCATGCTCGCGGCGGCTTAGTGGTTGACAACCTTCTGCACTTCCGTACCAACTCGCACATACGCTAGTCTCCGGTCCTGGGAGGGAGAATTATGATCATCAACATTCGTGGCACGAACGGGTCCGGCAAGACCACGCTGGCCATGAGGCTCGTCACACCGACGACCCACGACACCGACTGGAACAACCACATCATCACCAGCTACGACGCCGAGACCAAGAAGGGAACGGTCAGGAAATACATCCACGGGACATTCTCCCCGGTCACGGGCGTGCTGCTGGTTGGGCGCTACGGCGACGTCAACTGCGGCGGCATGGACAGAGTGCCCACCACACAGCTGTNCATCGACGCCGTACAGGCGGCGGCTCAGACGCGCAGCATCAATGGCGTCCAGGTCCGAGCGGTGGTCTTCGAGGGCTCACTCATCTCCACTGTGTACGCGACGTGGAGGGAGACTGCGCAGAGGCTGCGCGAGAGCACAGGGCGCCGCTTCCTCTGGACCTACCTACACACCCCGGTGGAGACCTGCATCGAGCGTGTGCGGGCGCGCACCGGCGATAAGGCCCGAACGAAGACCATCGAGGATAAGCACCGCGCCGTCATGGCGACGCGCCGGAAGGCGCTCGACAGCGGCGAGCTCGTCCTGGATGTCCTCGGTGAGAGTGTGGCGGTGGACGCGGCGGCAGTGTTGGCGCGTATCGCGGAGAACGACTGATGCTTAGGATTGCTCCCCTGGCCTACTGGATCAACGAGCGCCATGCCATCTACCTGCGCAAGCAGCATCTCGCCGCACTCCCGGTGCCGGAGTGGGCCAATCCGCGTCGCACCCAGGGAGTGCTGCACGAGTATCGAGCCGACTACCTGACCCACGACCCGATCCTGCGTGAGTACCGCTTCTGCAACGTGTTCCGGGAGCTGGACCGCGTCACGATCTGGATTGATGAGAACATCCGGCGGCCCTTCGCCGACCATCTTGACCTCTGGCTGATGCTGGCGATTGCCCGGACGATCAACTGGCCGCCGACACTGCAGCACCTGATGCAGACCCCGGGCGCGTGGCCGTCCCACGAGGCGTTCGCGCCTGAGAAGTTGGGGGAGGCGCTCGACGCCTACCAGAACCTGGGACACAAGGTCTACACCGGCGCCTACATGATCCGCGCCGAGAGTGACCCGAGAAAGCATTGGTACAGCTGGANCAAGCAGCGGTACATCGCCGAGGTGGTCATCGGCCGGCTCTGGGAGGATCGCGACGACTGGCGCCGCTTCCTAGACACGCCCCAGACACTCCAGTCTGTGTGGGAGCGCTTCCAGAATGACTTCTACGTCGGCTGGGGGCCCTTCATGGCGTATGAGGTGGTGACGGACATGCGCCACACGCGCTATCTCGGACAGGCGCCGGACATCATGACCTGGGCCAACGCCGGGCCTGGTGCTCTGCGCGGCCTCAACCGGCTCCTCGGGGTGGACCCGTCTCAGAGGATGTCTCCATCGCACGCTGTCGCGCTCATGCAGGACATCCTGGAACGTCTCAACTCTCAGCGGGCCACGTACCACAGCCCGACTGACGAGGAACTGACGAGCGGCGGTGAGCCCTCTGATGTCCTGGGCCTCCACGTACCGAAGCTGGAGATGAGGGACGTGGAGCACTCGCTGTGCGAGGTAGATAAATATCTGAGAGTACGCAACGGCGAGGGTCGTCCGCGAGCCAAGTATGTCCCGGGGAGGGGTTACTGATGAGGCTGCAGGGCGATGTGGACGTGGCTGACAACCCCGCCGGATGACGCTTGGGCCTGGGTGGCCATCGGGGCCGCTCTCGCCGCCGTCGGCCTTTGGCGCAACTACAAGTATCGCAGGTGAGACATGTTCGTTAACGAGGTCCGCAACGTCAACTTCGCACTCGCCGGAGGTTTGTCTACTCTGCTTCAGCACGGCGTCGAGCAGTCGAGCCGCAACGGTCCGGTGATCGTCGCGCCGGCGCCGGTGACCACCGTGACCCATCGGCCCGACGAGCGGGTGCTATCCCTTCCGGGACGCAACGAAAACCCATTCTTCCACTTCGTTGAGAGCCTGTGGATGCTCGCCGGCCGGAACGATCTGGCGGCGCTCACTCCATACGTCAGCCGGATGGCGCAATTCAGCGACGACGGCGGCAAGACACAGCCGGGCGCCTACGGCCACCGCTGGCGCCGGCACTTCGACCGTGACCAGCTGGCCTGGGCAATCCAGAGGCTGCGCAAGGATCCCAATGACCGCCGGGTGGTCATTGGGATGTGGGATCCGAGGGCCGACATCGACGCGGCCGACGCGGGCGGCCGGGACGTGCCTTGCAACACGCACGTGTACCTCGGGGTGACCCGAGGCCGGGTCAACATGACTATCTGCTGTCGCTCCAATGACGCGATCTGGGGCGCCCACGGTGCGAACGCGGTCCACTTCTCGGTGCTGCTGGAGTACGTCGCCCGCTCCCTCGGGTGCGACGTGGGCTTCATGTACCAGTTCTCGAACAACTATCACGCCTACACCGAGGTCATGGCGGGGATGAGCATCCCCGACCGGCCCCAGGAGGTGGAGCGTCACTGCATGTA